AGTTTGAACCTAAACAACCACAATTAGAACCAAGAGCTCACGGTGCAGATCCTGTGGGTTTACAAAATGCAAAACCTGCTAGAACAGAACCAGCTACAGATCGTTTATTACCAGGCAACCCATTTAATATTACATCAGGAAGCACCACTATTACTGTGACAGAGCCTAGTCATGGCAGATCTAGCTCAGATACAGTTGTGTTTAGAAACGTAGATGGATCACCTGGAGGAGTGGCATTTACAGTGTTTGAAAATTCTTCAGGATTTAGTATAACAGTTACAGGAACAGATAATTATACGTTTGTGATAGGGACAACCCCTACGGTAACGGAAAGAGCAGGAGGAATGTTAGTTACGGCTGGACCGGCAACATTAACACCATAATGGCAGGAATAAGTTATTCAGGATTAGTTACACAAATTAGAAACTACACAGAAGTAGATTCTAATGTTTTAACAACAGATATTTTAGAGAATATTATTTTAAACGCACAATATAGAATTATGCGTGATGTTCCTATCGATGCAGATAGAAGACAACAATCTGGTAATTTAGTTCCAGGGCAAGAAACCATAAACGCTCCAGGTGGAGCTTTGTTTATTAGAGGTATACAAGTTTATGATTCAAGTGCTGTTTTAACAGGTAGTAATGTTTGGTTAGAAAAGAAAGATGTAACTTACTTACAAGAGTATCAACCTGTAACGGGGACGTCTGCAGCACAAGGTAGACCAAAATACTATGCTATGTTTGGTAATGCTACTGGAGATGGAGATACTAATTCAGGACGTATCTTTTTAGCCCCTACCCCTAATACAAACTATAAATTTAGAGTTCATTACAACAAGATGCCAGCCACTTTGGCCTCAGATAATACGAGTAATTATATTAGTCTAAACTTCCCAAATGGCTTATTATATTGCTGTCTAGCAGAGACTTATGCCTTTTTAAAAGGCCCAGCAGATATGTTGACATTATACGAGCAAAAGTATAAACAGGAAGTAGATAAGTTTGGTGTTGAGCAAATCGGCAGAAGAAGACGAGACGACTATACCGACGGCGCTGTTAGATTAACAATACCATCAACAACACCTTAAGGAGATAAGATATGGCAATAACATCGGCAATTTGTACAAGTTTTAAAGTAGAACTTTTAAAAGGTGTGCACAATTTTACAGCAACAACAGGTAACACTTTTAAAATTGCTTTGTATGATAGCGACGCAACTCTTGGAGCATCGACTACAGCTTTCACAACTTCTGAAGAAATTACAAACACGTCTGGAACTGCTTACACTTCTGGCGGTGCTACGTTAACAAGCGTGACTCCAGTTGCTTCAAGCACGACTGCACTTTGTGATTTTGCAGACGTAAGTTTTTCATCAGCTACTTTCACAGCTAATGGTGCATTAATTTACAACTCATCTGCAACAAACGCAGCAGTGGCAGCTATAGCTTTTGGTTCTGATAAAACAGCAACTAACGGAACTTTTACAATTCAGTTTCCAGCAGCAGACGCATCAAACGCTATCATCAGATTAGCATAGGAGGACCAAGATGTCGGTTCAATCAGGATGGGGTAGATTCACCTGGGGCCAAGCATATTGGAATGAAGATGCTTTACTTGCAACCGGTTGGGGTGCAAAAGCATGGGGCGACAGTGGTTGGGGACAACTTGCTGACGAAACAATTACACTAACAGGAATATCTGCAACTTTTAGTATTGGCTCAATAACAGCGACAGGAACCGCGGATATTACATTATCAGGAAATTCTTCTACAACATCTGTTGGTTCTATTTCACCTGTAATACCTAAAACAGTTTCAGTCACTGGTATCTCGATTACATCTTCTCAAGGAACAGCATCTGTTGATGTTTCTGTAACACCGACAATAACAGGTCAATCTATTACTTCGGCGATTGGTGTAATAGATCCTGCAGATCAGTTTGTAGGTTTAACAGGACAAGAAGTTACTGTTTCTCAAGGATCAGCAGTTGCACCAAATGAAGACGTAACTTTAACAGGACAATCTATAACTTCTACATTAGGAACACCTATAGCGTTTGTTGGAACAGCTGTTTTCCCTACTGGTTTTTCAATAACAACTTCATTAGGATCTGTTGTTGTGCCAAACGAAGATGTAACTTTAACAGGTGTACAAGCAAACTTTAGTTTAGGCACAATATTAGGAACAGGTTCTGTGGCTATTACATTAACAGGTCAAGCAGCCACAGCTGCGATAGGAGCTTTAGCACCTGCAGATGTTATGGGATTAACAGGCGTTTCTGCTACATCTTCGGTAGGAAGCATAGATCCAAAAGATCAAGTTATGGGACTAACTGGTCAAGCAGCCACTGTAAGCGTAGGAGTAGTAAATGTTAAAGCTTATGCAGATATTGACACAGGTTCAAACACGTCGTATAGTGATGTTTCAACGGGTTCGAATACTTCTTATTCGGATGTTGCAACTGGCTCAAATACGAGCTATAACGATGTAACAGGAGAAGCAGCTTAATATGGCATCAACATTTACACCTTTGGGTATTGAAAAAATGGCAACTGGCGAAAACGCCGGTACATGGGGAACAAAAACAAATACTAACTTAGATATTATCGAACAGATAGCTGGTGGATTTATACAAAAATCTATAGCTGGTGGTGCACAAACAACTGCTCTTGCAGTTAGTGATGGATCAACTGGCGCAGAACTTGCACACAGAATGATAGAATTTACAGGTTCAATTACAGGTAATCAAATTGTTACAATTCCAAACGACGTTCAAAACTTTTACATTTTAAAAAATTCAACATCAGGCGCATACACAGTACAATTTAAATATGCCACAGGAACGGGTGATAGCTTTACTTATTCAGCTACAACAAAAACAACTAAAATAATTTTTGCTTCTGGTAACCCAGACACAACAAATCCAAACATGATTGAGATTCAAACAGGCGGAGATGTTGTTGATGATACATCACCACAATTAGGTGGTAATTTAGATACTAATTCTTTCATGATAGATTTTGATGATGCTCATGGTATCAGAGATGAAAATGGAAACGAACAATTAATTTTTGAAACTACATCATCAGCAGTAAACCATGTTGATATTACAAACGCTGCAACAGGCAGTGGTGCACAGATCGGTGCAGTTGGAGGTGATTCAAATCTTAACCTAAGATTAAGACCAAAAGGAACAGGTAATATAGAAGTTTTAGGAGCAGACAATCCAGGTGAGTTACAACTCAACTGTGAGCAGAACTCCCACGGTATAAAGCTGAGGTCTCCCGCCCACTCAAGTTCACAATCTTACACACTTATTTTTCCAACAGGCAACGTAACAGCAGATAGATTTTTAAAAGTTGCATCAGTTACAGGATCAGGCACAACAGGTGTTGGTCAGTTATCTTTTGCTGAAGTATCTGGTGGAACGTCTTGGCAATCTGTTAAGACATCTAATACAACTATGGTTGCAGGTGAAGGTTATTTTGTTGATACAACATCAGCAGCAATTACGATGACTTTACCATCATCAGCAACACAAGGTGATGAAGTTTCAATAATAGATTACGCAGGTACTTTTGATACTAACAATTTAACAGTAGGAAGAAACTCACACAAGATACAGGGTTCTGCAGCAGATTTAACAGTGTCAACCGAGAGAGCTGGTTTTACATTGGTTTACGTAGACTCGACTCAAGGTTGGCTATTAAAGGATAAATAATAGCTATGTCTGAATATAAAGGTATAAAGGGGTTTCAAGTTACAACCCGTACAGAAGATCCAACACCATTTGCACAAGCATTGGCAGATAATCCTTACGCAGGATCATGGGCCTCTGGTGGTAATTTAAACACAGCTAGAACATATTCTGGTGCCTCTGGATTAGGCACTCAAACAGACTCACTACTTTTTGGTGGTAGAAAAAATTCATCTCCAGCTAGTAATAAAGCAGAAACAGAAAAATATAATGGAACGTCTTGGACTGAAGTAAATGATTTACCTGCCGCTAAAGAGGGTGTTGCAGGTTTTGGCACAACAACAAATGCAGTGTCTGCAGGAGGTGGAGATTCACCTGCAGTTGCAAACCCAACATGTACTTGGGACGGAACAAGTTGGACTGAAGTTAATGAAATTAATACTGCAAGGGAAAAACCAAAAGGAGCAGGAACTTACACAGCAGGATTAATTTTTTCTGGAAATCCTCATCCAAGTGTTTCAGCCGCAACTGAAGAATGGGATGGCACTAATTGGACAACTGGTGGTAGTTTAAACACAGGAAGAAGTAATGTTGGTAATGCTGGAGCTATC